AGCGTATTGTAGATACGCATCCGCTGCACAGTATCAATCACCGTAGACGTGCCCAAAATCAGACCGGTACTCAGCGACGGTGCCTGTACCACCTGTGGCGAAATAACCGAGCCGAAATTTATGAGCCTGGAGACTGGAAGATTGGTAGGCATTATGCAGTCTCCTTCTTGGTGGCTCTAACCCGCGCTAGGTGCGCTTCTTCGGCCGCATGATCCGCAAAGGTGAGCCGCACCGCAAGGTGATAGTCCTGGTTGGCGCTATCGATCTGCTTGCGCCGCTCATTCCAGTTCCTCTGCTCCGCCTCAGACATTTCCTCCCAAGGCGAAATTTTACTATTCATCGATGCCGGGTAAAGCGCGTGCGCTGCGGACACGCGCGCTGTGTGCACTGTAAGATGCCGGTCAAACTCCGCCTTACGCCGCTCGAACCGGGTCTCATCGCTTTCTGACTCAAGTTCCTTGAGCCGCCTTTTCTTGCGCTCATCAGGAGTTTCAGGAAGCCTGACTTTCTCTTCCTCTACAGGAACAGGAATGCTCTCCACCGGAGCTGCACGCCCGCCATTGTCGTTCTCAGGCATCTCGTGCCCTCCTTCTTGTTCTAAGGGATACTTAAGTTGCGCTAAAGGGCTGGGGTGGTAGCCCCGTATCTGTGTAAATCGTGCCCGACGCTGAAACAATAACACCCACCGGGTAGGTTCTGTCAATCTGACGCCTGATCGTCCACTCTAGATCAACACGGTACTGCCAGCGCTTCTTTAAGAGCACCGGCACCGTGACAGCTTCACCTGTCTTAACAAGTCCCATGCCTAACAGAAACAACGGCTCACGGTTTTGCGGAATCAACAACCCATCGCGAAGCAGCGCGCAATTGTAATCTGCAAGCTGGTCTTGCGCGCTATCTAACCCAACGCTGCCCGTATCATAGAACGTCGTGAGGATGTCTAGCTCCTCATGACGCTGAAGATTATCAACGCCAGTCTCAGGCAGATACGAAAGCCGTCCTACAAAGGGGTACTCATCAGACGGTCTTCGCGTGACCCTGAATGCAGCCCAGGCGTCGCCTTCATCGGGTACATCCGGAGGCTCGGTTTGATGATACGGGCGCACCAGGTTCCCGGCTAGCCCGGTTATCCCTACTATGATCCCCTGGATGAACCTGAGGAGCGCCCTACCCTCTAGCGGCGCCGGAGACGCGGCTGGCTGTAAATAGCCCCCGGTCGCGCTTGTGTTGACCATAGGAAGGCTTCCGGAGGTTATTCGGGCTCGATTAGGAGGTTCAGGAGAGGTTAACTGGGATAGGCCCCTAGGTCGGCTACTCCCGGAACGAAGCCCTCTCCCTGGGCTCCGTAGGGAGGCTACCTAATTACCGTTATTTATTTTTTGCCACAGGCGCATCTTTAGGTGCTCGTTTTCCGCCTGAAGACCCGCCTCCAGGTCCGAGCTGTCCCGCGTTCTCTAACTGGCCTCGTGGAGGGCGCTTGTCAGCCGCGTTATCTGTCGCGCGGGTTATCTTTAGGTCGCCTTCCTCCCAGACATAGCGACTATGGCTTTTTGTCATTTGATCAATCTCAGATTGACGGTGCCGTCAGCGTCTATGCCAACTACACTAAATTTCGAGCCATGTTGCAAAAGAATTTCTTCCTCGGATTGCCCGCCCCTTCCCATCAGAGCGAGCACCTTTGAACCCTTGGGAATAAGGATACTTACCATTGTGTACTTGCCGCCAACACCAGGGCCAGCTTTCTTTGTGGAAGACCAGCTTTTTGCAAACGACTTTTCCGCAGTTGTTGACGTGAAGCCCGCATCTGTTGCGATATCGCCGACTTTGAAAACCGCCTTACCGCGATGATCTCCTATCGATCTATGCACCATAATATCGCGAGGCATTTCTCTACCAAGAACTTCAAATGCCCGATCCAAATTGGCAATCGCTTTTTTTGTCTCAGCTGTTACCCTGCCCTCACGTAGTTCCTGGTTGATGGTGTAGGCATCGTTGTCGCCGTAGGATTCCTGATACTGGGTGACAGACTTCTTGACCTGATCAAACTCTTCCCGGCTAGAAAACTTAGTGGCGTTAAATTTTGCTCCCTCTCCGTTGAGAAAATTTGCTGAAAGCCAAACATGCTCATACTCGGACAGCTCCGTGTCAGTTCGTGCAGCCATTTCCTTATTTTGTTGTGAGTGTTGCCTAGCAATGCGGTGGGAAAGCGGCTCATCCTCCTCTTTTCCTCCGCCGCCCGAAGCCGCGAACTGTCCTGGGTTATCGGGTTGACCCCGGGGATGCTCACTCTCAGAGAATTTAGCATCCCTAGCCGGATAGTAGTTATGAATAATTACACGCAAGCTTATTCCCCAACTGCATCTTCCCATTCCCGATAGACAAAAGCGTCGCCGATCTGGGATGCAGCGGTTCCGGCCGCATAGAGCGCCCCTGAGGGGATAGGATAGTTGCCGTTGGGCGGGAAAAACTGAAATGGCAGCACCACCCACCCCGCAACCGTATTACCCGCCTCGAATAGCAGCATGGCCTGCTGCGATGCATTCTGAAAGAGAAACCCGGCTCGCGCTTGATTAGCGGCGGCAATGAGTTGGGGCGTAGGAGCGTTACCTACAGCACCAGCTGCAAGCGCCCCAGACCCGTCATTGATCTGATCCTGGCCCTGCCATGCAACGAAATGCGGCGCGGATTCTGCATCGAGCACTTGAACTAGCATCCTAGCGAGCGCCTCCTGCGCCGTGAGCATAGCCAGAATTAACCGGCCGCGAGAAATCTAATTGACCATAGGGTAGTGGCGGCGCTATCGGCGGCAGGTCAACATAGTGCACCGCCGTACACGTAGCCTCTACAAAGCCGTAGCCGAATGTACCCCAGGACTTAAGACTCACCACCTCAAAGTAGTTGTTGTTCCAGATAACAAGGTCTGGCTTGTAGCGTGAAGAGTTCGGCCCCTTGGATACGCCTCTTAGGCGATAGGCCGTCACCACGCTGATGGTCTTGGTCTGCGCATCAAAGTCCGCGTCCCGAATAAGATCGTTTTCGCCCTCGGGCTGGACTGCGCCTATAGCTGGTATCTTCGATGTAAACCAGGTGGACTCACCGTAACTATTCACCGTCTCCTGACGCCGGAGCACAATGAAGCTCTGCCCCGCGATGTCGGGGTCTAGCAATATGTCGGTGACGTCAACAATGGGCATTTAAGGACCTACTTTGCCCGCCAAACGTATTCACCCTCATGCTTTGCTAATTCACAAGGTCCACCAGCGATCTTACTGGCCGCAACAGAGGTTGCAGTTTGAGATACCTCGCCTATCACTTGACCGTTCTTAACAACCTTAACCTTCTTACCAGAGCCCATGACATCCACAACATCCCGGGCAGGCCTTGAATAATGATTGTGGATAACAACTCTAGGTCTACTCATTTGGAACCCTTTCCTACTTTGCGCAACACGTAAACAATACTGTTGCGTAAGGCGCCGGTGACGATAAGCGGAGTGAACAATCCCTCAACGCCTGCCTGTCTTGACTCGGGCATCCCGGCCGCAAGCGCTGCATCGATCTTCTTGCGCCTGGCCTTGCCTTTTACACGACGTATTCGACCGGCAATCGTAGACGGGGCTAGCGGAGGCGGGATGCCCTCGGTGATCTTCGCCTTGATCGATCTTGTAGCAATGATACCAATCCGGTTGAGATACATCTCTACCTTCTTAGCACCCCCTGCCTTACCACCACTTAAGAGCGCCTTGCCAGCGTTACGCATCTCAACAATGATCTGATCCTTAACGGCTTCGATACCCGGCTCCATGAAAGGCCGCGCCGGTATTCTACCGTCCGCTGATCCCTTATCGTGAATGTATGCTAGCTCTGCATTCGTGATCGCGTCGCCGTCTTTGCGCGGGCTCTTATCGGCGGGCACCCCCACCATGACCTGAGTGCGCGTCAGAGCCTCGACGCCCTGAGTTAGCTTCTTGAGATTATCTATGGTGCGAAACACGCCTGATATTCTAGGCACTACGAACCTACTGCAACTATCAGTTGTTGTTTCAGGTCGAACTCTTTTGGTGACTGAGGGGCCACCTTCATCATCTTGTCGTATTTCTTATAATCTCCCCGCCTCGCCTCTCGAATAGCTATTTCTATCTCCTCTTTCGTCCAAGTGTGACCGCCGTTTGGAATTATGTCGGCGGCAATCTTTGTTTCAATCGGCGCCGTAATCGGCTTCTGGCTGCGAGCGAAGCTTTGTGCCTCAGCTAGGGAGCTAGCCGTCTTGACGATATCGTACTTGCCGTTACGCACTAGCCAACGGCCCTTGTCGCCCTGGGCGCCTTCTAGAATGTAGTAGCCGTTGACCTGGCCTGCATGATACCAGTTGTCACGGGCACGTGAATCAAAGGCCTGGTTCGGATCAAAGAACACAAAAGCGATTTCCGCCTTGACGCGCTTGCCTTGTCTAATAAGCTCCTGCGCCTTAGCCTGTACCCAGGACTTGAGAGAGGGGCCATTCGAGATGTAGGGCTCGGAACGGGCTAGCTCGCGCCCGGTCTTGACATCGATCAGCTTCGCGATATAGCCCTTCTCGGATTTGTAATCGGCGCCCACCCTAGCTCGGGGTGGTTGAAACGCTACCTTACGCTTCATTCCGAGAGCAGCAATGCCCTGAGCCGCGCCATGTTGGTTTAGCCGATATTTCTGTTTCTTAGCGGCCCGGCCCTTTTCCCATGCGGCCTTCTCGGTAGCCGACGTGTAGGGGTTGTAGTTCTCGCTCGAATGATAGCCTTCGCCGAAAGCTATTTCTTCAGGGGAGCCTACGCCATCTTTAGGCTTCGCATCCCGAGCAAACCCATTGTGGATAATTATGCGACGATGCGTCATTGCCTCATCCCTGCTTCTCGAAGCGGCTAACAACTTGGTGGCGTTCATCGCTAGAATGCGAAGCGCAGTCTGAGCTGTAAATCCCTCGGTGATTAACATCCGCGCTGCTTCTGACTCGGATAACACCCCTATGACGAAATTGGTTACGATCCGTCTAGCAGAGCCGGTCATCTCCCCGAGAGAATCATCTCTCCAATCAAGGGTATGAGCAGTGTTGCCTCTAATCACTACAACTCGGTGTACCACTTCCTACACTCGCTTCGTTGAATAAGCCCGGAACTCAGGCGCCCTACCACCAATTGCCCGTCGCCAATTTGCCTTCGCATTCAACCTAGCGAAGCCCTCAGCCGCAATATCATCAAAGGCTTCTACAATAAACGGGTGTGTATACATTGTCTGATCTCGGTACGTGTACTGTAAGATAACTTCGTATTTCTTCCTGACACGACCATACGCTGGCTTGGGCTGCGAAGGCTCTGCTCGCTGGGCCTGCTCTGCTTCCAATTTCGGCAAATCAACGCCCATGCGCTTTAATGCCGCTGCCGCTGCCTGACGCTCGCCTTCTGTACCAGGCCGAAGATACAACGCCTTAGCGCCCGCGATACGCTCAGCTAGGCCATCCCTTGCGAGATGATTGTGTACGATCACCCGCATGATTTAAAATCCAGTATCACTTGGTGCAATCCCAGGATAGGGTCCTGCCCACGCGTTAGAGCCCCCTAGGAACCCAAACGAATTAAAGAACAAGAACGCGGGCGCGTGTCCTACGCCAATCTGGATTGGCCCTGATCCGCGTATCTTCATGAGCCGGTAGAAGCGCATCCCATAAATAGTCTGATTATAATACCCACCGTTCTCCTGCATCTTGCCGCCAGTAACCGCACTGGCATCGAACCCGACGCTAACCCCGTTGACGGACTTGCTGGTTATGATCCCAATCTTCGTACCCGGGTCGCCTCCAGTACGTGCTGCATCTACCGCCTGCTTCTCTAGAACCAACTGATGCGCTACCCACATCTCTAATGCAATGTCAGCTACCGCCGTAGGAGGCGAGTCAGCCGTCAGCGACGGCGACCCCCAAAACGGATTAGAAGCGTTCACCGTCCCGCCCTTAAGCGCTACCATAGGCTCAGAAGCGATCACGCTCTCAAAGGATACCTGGTAGGTACCAATCCCGCCCGCCGTACCAGTGAGCTGCTCGGTGATAACCGAGTTGTTTCCGCTCGGGACGTTATTGCCCTGGAGCAACAACGGGAAGAGACTCAACGAGCCGAAACCAATTGCCGTGACAGTAAGTACATCACCGCTCACCGAGCCCGTAAATGAGCACACCTGCGGACTAGACCCGGTACCCATACCGAACAATACCTGTCCAACAGATATCCAATATTGAATAGCCGTGGAGGGGTAGTTGCCCTCATTCCCGAATTCGCGCGGGAAGTCTTTCTGGAAGGAGGCAACAGTGACCGTCACTGCTCATTAACCTTGTTCAGCGTATTGTCGGCTAGCGAACGATTGCCTGCGCTACGGCCGCCACCATACCGGAAGCTTTGGCCCTTGATATCGGCGGCTGATATCTTGTCGGGCAGCGTGAACTTGTTCTCTCCGGTCTTGTCGGAGTTGGCTACGTCTTTCCGCGCTACCGACGTAGCCGGGTCAGCCGAATACTTCGGGCTATGGGAAGCCTTGGTAGCTATCTCAGCGGGCTTAATGTCCGGCATAGGGGTGTTGGGCTTGGTTACCATGACTCAGTACTTCCCTATCCGCTTACCCATCGCCTTGATGGCGTCTAGGCTCATGGCAGAGCCGCAATCTAGCCCGCGTACGTCTTTCTTCTCGGATGCCTCAGGTAGCCCGTTAACGCTCTTGTCGCTCGGGCCTTTGGTAGACATCGGGCCGGTGGCCGGGTCTGGGGCTGTAACATCATTACTCATCGCAGTTCTCCTATCGTTGTGAACACCCTTGATGGTACCCTTATTGGCTGAGGCGTAGAATACACTTTCACCCTTTTTGGGACCATAAGTTTTCTCCATATTGGATTTAATCTCTTCGCCTTTAGATGTGAGCGGCATCGAAGTACTCTCCAATCACTTAGGCAACAACTGCGGATGATTTCTTGTACTGTTGTTGGAATCATCCCTCGAAATCAAAGACGCCGCGATCTGACGGTTT